GATTAAGGGGCCCAGCACCGCAACGGCGGCGCCGATGATGGTGATCCACTTCAAGGCTTCCGGATTGGTCTCCGACATGGCGCGAACCCACTCCGTCAGGCGTTCGGCCATACCCGTCATAAACTCCAGCAGACCCGACTCGCCGATGGCAATCTGCAAGCTCTCGAATGCGGATCGCAGCTTGATCATCTGGCCATTGAACCCCTCAAGCTGCTTGTCGGCGATCAGGTCTGCCGTGCCGCCGGAATTCTCCAGCTCTGCTGTGAGCTCCCGCAACGCCCCGGCGCCTTGCGCGACCAGTCCCGCCATAGCCGGGCCGGCACGCAGCCCGAAGAGTTGCATCATCAACCCGGCGTCGTTGGCGTGCGGCTCCAGCTGCTCGATAATGTCCGCCAACGGCAAAAGGCGACCTTGCGCATCTTCAAACTGTATGCCTGCAGATCGCATGGCGTCGGCCATATTAGCCGATGCGCCTGCCATATCGTCGGCAAACTCACCCGCCTCTTCTTCCGATAGACCGAGATCATCAATCAGGTTCTGGATGCTCGCGGTCGGGTTCAGCATTCGGGTGATCGCCCCGCGCAGGCTGGTGCCTGCCATGCTGGCCTGAATGCCGGCGTTGCCCATCAAGCCAATAGCGGCGGCCGCTTCTTCAAATTCCATGCCCGCGGCGGCCGCCACCGGACCGGCATACTTCATCGCCTCGCCAAGCATCTCAAGGTCGGTATTGGTGCTGGTAAATGTTTTGGACAACACATCCACCGCGTGTTCGAGATCCTCCACGTTCATTCGGTAGCCGGTGAGGATGTTGCTGACGATATCAGCAGCGCGGGCAATCTCCAGCTGGCCGGCGGCGGCCAGGCTCAGTGTTGCCGGCATCGCCCCCAGTATCTCGTTGACTTCGAATCCGGCCATCGCCAGGAAAGTCATGGCGTCCGCAGACTCGGATGCGGTGAACTGAGTGGTGCGGCCCAGCTCTTTCGCCACATCAGACAGACTTTTGAGCTGGTCTTCGGTGGCGCCAGATATAGCCCCCACACGGTTCATGGCTTGCTCAAAATCGCCAGCAGCTCGCAGAGCAAAACCGCCCATGGCAAGAATGGGTGCGGAAACGCGAAGCGAGATATTTTGCCCGACCCGGCTGATGGACTGGCCTGTGCGCTGAAAATCTCGGGCAAATCTGTTGACGGAATTGGCCGCCTTGCCCATGTCATCCGCGAACTTGGCAACGCCGGCGGAGAGTTCCGCCCGAAGTGCACCGATAATTGCCTGCGCCATTATTTGTCCCGCCGTCCCGATTTTTGCATTTGACCAGTGATCATTTTAGCAATCTCCAGCAGCTGCATGGGTGTCTTCGGCGCCACGCGCCGACGACCGATCTTGCGCATCAGGTTATCCAGCCGGGGCAGCCGCTTGGCGCGCTGGAATTGCGCAATGTGCCAGGCGCTCCACATGGCCATCTGCATGCTGTTGCGCTGATCCCGCACCCGGCCTGCGGCGTAGGCCTGAAACTCCCGAACAGTCCAGTCTATGACCTCAACAGGTGATAGACCCAGCTCCGCCGCATCCTCAAAGAGCCGGTCGACTGTCCAGGCTACTGAGGGTCCCCGGCGCCCTCATCGGCGGCAGCGGCCGCTTCCGCCTCTGGCATGGCTCCCTGCATGGCAAGGCCCAGCGCTTCCTGCATGCCCTCCATGCCGATATCGTCCAGGATGTCCAGCGCATCATCCACCGTGGTATCGCGGTGATGCGTGCGCAGGCCGGCCCAGAGCAGCGCCGCCATATCATTGACACCCAGATTTTCGGCGTCTTGCAGTTTGCGGCCCACCGCGTCCAGGGAGCTCAGCCCGAAGTGATCCTGCAGCGCCGCCATGGCGCGCAGAGAAAACCGCAGCGTGTAGCTGCGATCGCCCACCACCAACTGCCGGTCAGCAGACGCCGGCTTTGTCTGCAGTGCCATATCAGACGCCCAGGAATGCTGGCTGGCCGCTCACCTTGAGCGTCACCGACAGCATCATTTTGTCGTCCACCGGGAAGCTGGGCTCGAACGCCGAAATCACTGCGTCCAGCTCCCACACCACGGCCGGGGACACCGGAAACTCGATGCGCCAAGCCGTGCGCGCCCCGCTGGCGAACAGCGCCAGCACGCCGGTGCTGGCATCCTGCGTGGCGTTGTTGGGCAAGTGGTTGCACTCGACGGTGATCTCGCCGGCGTCTTTCAACCCGCCGAGAAACTCGCGCCAGCCACCCGGGCTTTCCATGTGGGTGGCATCCGGCAGCTCGCGCGACATGCCGGGGCCGCTGATATCCGTCACCTCCGCAACGGCGGTGAAGACTGGCGGGCTGGCCCCGTTGGAAAATTTCAGCAGGGTGCCGTAACCGATTGCAGCTTGTGTCTCAGCCATTGTAAACCTCCTCGAAAAACAGATTGAAATCCAGCGTCTTGCGCCACACTCTTGGGCCGGCCGGCGCGAGCAGCTGCTCGTAGGCGTCCAGCTCCATCACCCGGAACACTCCCTGGATCCGCACCGGCGGCGAGCCGAAAAGGCCCCGCGTGCCGGACATCGCAAACATGACCGCGTTCCTTAGCGTGATCACGCCCTTGAAAGTCTGGGCGTATAAGTCCAGTTGGAAGCGCGGGGTGGCCAATCGCGATGGCCCCCCGTGCGAATATTCACTGTCATTGGTGACCATTTGATAGGTCACCGCCGGATATTCGGGCGCCTGCGGCAATACTACAGGGTAAACACGCCCGCTGACTAGTGCCGCAACAGGGGCGGACTGCACCAGCATGGCCCGTAGCGCCTCCTCGATCATGATCCACGCGCCGCACGGGCCTGACGGCGTGCCAGGCTTTTTGCGGCCTTATCGATCTCCTGCCACAGGTACTTTCCAAAATTATCCAGTGTCTGCTGCTTATAGGCAGCCCACGCATCGCGCAGCCAGGGCTGCGCAGCCATCCTGCCGGTTGACTTGCCGCTCTTGTGCGCGCGCATCGAGGTGCCGAATTCGATCAGGTGCGCAATGCCCCAGCGGGCCGAATTCGCGCCCAGGAATAAATAGACGGTATTTCCATCCCTTGCTTTGATGCCGCGCTTTTGCCGACGAGAAAGGACAGTTGATAGGTTAACGCCTTTTTCACCCAGCGCTGGCTTTGTCCTGGCGGCGTTTTGCTGCGCCTGCCGCAGCATGGGCTCGGCCGCCTTTGTCAGCGCTCGCTTGATGACATTCTTGCCGATGCGCTTGGGCAGCTCCCGCAGGGCGGCCTCCAGTTCTTTGGCGCCTTCCAGTTTTAGCGTGACACCCCTGGATATAGCCATCAGACGTAGGCCGCCTCAGCCCGGGCAGCGGTGGCAATCTCGATGCCTTCCTGGCGGCCGATCTCGCGCACGCCGTGGATATCAAAGACCTGATCCTTGTAGACCAGGCGGTGGGTGTCGGGCCGGATATGGTACCAGCCGGGAAACCAGCGCGCGGTCCAGGCGGTGGCGAGCTCTGCCACCAGCTGGGCGGCCGCCCACCGCTCTGCAGCGCGCATGTCGCGCTTGCCGGCCCACAGTCGTTGAACCGGCTGCCAGGTATCGACCAGCTCGCCGGTTGAGTCCTGCGTCCGCACGCGCTGCTCAATCAGCACCTGCCGGTCCAGACCGCCGGCCCTCATGGCCACACCCTCATCATGGGAAAACACCTCGCATGCGGATGGACTCCAGGCTGTGCCGGACATGCGGCACCTCATGGATGACACCACCGGCCACGCCAGACTGGCTCAGCGCGCGGCTATCGTAGTATTGACCCACCCGCATGCGCACGTATTGCTGGATGATCTCGGGCACGTCCTCCGGGTCGCCATAGCCGGCCACGTAGACGATGCGCACGGCACCCAGCTGATCCTTGGTACTGGGCCAGCTATCGATCGGCTGAACAAAGCCGGGGTCGGTATCGGTGATCACCCGATAATCCGCGGAATCCATGGTCTGTTCCACGCCGTCGGCGTCGTCGTATTTGATCGAGGTGATCGACTGCAGCGGCGGCAGCGGCATCTTGATTGGCCGCCCCGGGAAGCAGTTCAGGGTCAGCAGCCAGGTCTGGGTGACCAGGGCGCGGTTGAGCCAGCCGTTGATGCCGTCCAGCTCTTCGGTTGCGGCCTCCACGTACTGCTGCAGCAGGCCGTCCTCCGGGTTCTGCGGCGGGCTGCCCCAGGTATCCACCCGGCATTGCAGCCGGGCATCTGCCAGGCTGATCAATGGATCTGCCGGGGCTACGGTACGCACTAAACCGTTAAGCAGTGTCATTGTTTGATCAGCTCCATAACGCGCCAATAAAAATCAAGGTTGGCCTGCCGCGAGACGGCCAAGGCATCTGCATAGGATTGTGCGCCTTTCGCCGCCTGCTGCCAAGACTGCGGGTCGGCGGCGATGGCCGGCGGATGGCGGAACCCATGAAACTTGGAACTGTAGGGCGCCACCAGGACAGCCTTGCGGCCCAGCAGCGCGGCCCAGTAGGCGCCGTGGTACGAATCGGTGACAACCGTCGCGCCCGATGCCAGGTGCGCCAGGGCTTCGTCAAATGGCATCCAGTTATCGCCGCAGGGGAGGCCGTCGATCACCAGGGCCTGGTCGGGGTTCGCCAGCGCGCGGTCACGGTTAAAATAGAGCACCGCCTCATGCGCCGGCGCGGGGCGCAGCTGGTCAAAAAGCGGCGACATGCACGACGCGCAGGGCACCCATACCGCACCGGGCTGACCCCACTCGCGGCTACCGAACAGGGTCAGCCAGGGCGCCGGGGGCCGTTTGATCACGTTCATATCCCGCGCATCGGACGTGCCCACACCCCAGGCAATGGATACCGGAGCACGCTGTCTCCATCCAGGGTGCCTCAACAGCCGCAGCCCTATGCCGCCGCCGCCATAGATCACCGCCGACACGCCGGCGTCTGGATCCTCCGCCAGGTCGACCATCTGCCTGTGGGGGCCCAGATCAAAGTATCGAAACGGCGATGACACGTAATCGCCGATATTGCGGGTGCGCAGTACCGAGACGCCGGCAATCATGTTGGCACCAGTATCCAGTCATGGCCGGTGCGCCCGGCCGCACGGTAGCCGTGCTTGTTCACCATCAGCAGCCGCGCCGCGTCACGCGATACGGACCCCGGGCGATCCCGCCACACCTTTTCCTCGATCACCACCACCGGGCGGCAGCGTCGGATGGTCTTGGCAGCGCCCCACAGCGCCCAATATTCCGATCCCTCGATATCCAGCTGGATCAGATCGCAGACATCCATCCCCAGATCATCGATGCGCAGGCTGCGCGTTCCTTCCGCAGCGGGCAAAACGTAGTGCCCACCGGCGTTGCCCTTGGCGCTGTCATGCTGCACAACTGGCGAGCCGTCGCCCAGCGCGCCATGCACGATTTCCAGGTTGTCGATCCCATCCAGGTTGTGGCGCATGCAGGCGAGGTTATCGGGGTGGGATTCAAAGGTGATAACGCGCTCGAATAATTCCGCGAACCGGGCAGGCCATATGCCGATGCAACCGCCGGCCTGCAGCACAACCCGGCGCTGCTGAACATGCGGCAGGATCGACGCAAACGCTTCCTTGACGCCGCGCATGGTCGCCGGGCGGTAGAGGCGATCGGTACCCGGATAGGCCCAGGTGACCCGACCTGCCCATGGCTCCTCCATGTCATGCAGGGTCACAGTAACAACTCCCGCTCGAGCAGGTAGGCCCAGGCATCGCCGCGTGCGACCTCTTCCTCGTTCCAGTTGGCCCAGGACAGGTTGCGCCGCCATTGCGTTCGGTCCGGGCGGCGGATCGGCTCATCCGGCGCCGCGGCGATCTCGGCATGCATGGCGTCTCGGTCGGACGTCACCAGCGCTACACCAGCCAGGGCGGCCGCCGACATGGCGGTGGTGGTATGGCCCAGGGCGACGGCGATGCCAGCCAATGCATCCTCCAGCAAACCTGGCTGGCACGGGCATGCCCGCTTGTCCCTGGGATGATAACGTCGCTTGGCGTCCAGCGCCTTTGCGCGCGCATCGAGCACCGGCGGCGGATCGTCCTCATAATCCACCAGCAACAGCGCGCGGCCATCCTCACGCCACGGGGCCATGGGCGGCAGCGGGCGGCCATCCGGGCAGTCGCGCTGCCATTGGCGGATGCCATTTTTCAGCCAGGCGATGGACCAGCTGGTGCGGTGGTGGCCGTAAAAACAGCGGTCCAGCCAGATGCAGCGGTCGTGATCGCGCCAGTGTTTCAGGTAACCGTTCGACAGCACCACATGCCAGTCGGCGGCGGCATGGGGGTCGTCGGTGATAAAGGCGCCCTGCTCTCCATGCGCGAGCATCCCGGCCAGCATGGCGTTGCCGGACAACAGCTGGTGCGGGAAGCGCGTAACGCAGTGGATGGCGATGCTGCGGGTCATGCCGGCAGCCCCGCCAGTACCCTGGCAACAAAAGGATCGTTCGGCACCTCGTGGTAGTTCGGGCGCCCGTGGAAGGCGACCACGCTGGCGGTATCGGGCACGGCGCCATGAATCATCATGCATTGTCGGTAGCTGACAACCCCGCAGGCGGGATCCATGGTGGTGATCTGGTCGCGATAGTGGCGCGACAGATATTCCTGGTCGCCCCACAGGCGGTCAGGCCCGTAGCGGCAGTGTCCGGTCGGCTCTGCTGATACCAGCAGCTCAGGACGGAAGTCATCTGCAGGGGCCGAAAAGGTTCCGTACCATGCCATCACCGACGACTGCCAGCCGCCGTTGCGACTGAACTCCGGCGGCATTGCCAGCTGGCTATCGCAATAGGAGGATATCCGGCTCAGATCGCCGGCGATCAGCACATCCAGATCAAAATAGAGTGATGGGCCATCGGCATGGCGGAACAGCAGCAGTTTCTGCCACCAGCCGGGCCAATCGGCACCGGGCGAGATAGTCTCAATCCCATCCAGGTGCTGATCGGTCAGGCATACAAACCGATGCGGGACCGGCAGATGCATGGCAACCATTGCCTTCAGGCGCGCCACATAATCGATAGGATACTTGTCGCCCCAATAGACAGACCAAACGGTCAGCATGGCTGGGCACCTTGCATATCGGCTTGCAGTGCATCCCCGAGATCCTGCCGGGGGAAGCATGTCAGCGCGGTTTCACGGCTGGCGTTGATCACCTCAATGCCGGCATCCGCCAGTTGCTGCGCGGCCCGGTTGAATTCAGACACAAAAAGCCGGTAAGGGCTGTCGCGATTGAGTCCTGCCGGGTGGTTGCCGTTGAAATGCTGCTTGCCGTTTTTTGCTTGCATATCAAACCCCACCAAAATAATGCGGCTCGCCCCAAAGAGCACCGCTAAATTAAACGCCTGGAATCCGCTGTTCCAGCCCTGGTGGATACAGGCCTGGTCGAAACTGACACCGGGCAGCAGCTCACTGCGTGCCACTCTCAGGCCCCAGCGCTGAGCGCTTTCCGGGCCCCATACTTTATCTTGCGTCCAGCGCTCACCCCGGAACTCCGGCACGCCCTGGTAGTGATCCCACCAGGGGGCGTCGGCGTGGTAGAGCAGGTCAGCGCCCGGCGCCAGGCGCCAGGCATCACCGACCGCTATCGTCCTGGCTTTCGCCGTCGCCAGCGTCGAGTCCTGCGCCGTCAAGCTCGGACCCGGCGCCAGTATCACCACCGTCGCCCCCGACCAGTTCCTCGGGATCGGTAGCGGTTTCGTAGCTGGTGCCGGGGCCGATTTCTTCGGCGCTTTTGATGTCTGGAAACAAGGTCTCAGCCTCGGCCGACCTCTGGGCGGCGGTCTTGCGCGGGCGCTTGGGCTTCGCCGTCGGCGCGATCGGCGCGATCGGCGCGGACTGAATAACCTGCACACATCCGGCGCGGACCAGCTTGCCCAGGCGCTCTTCCGTCATGCCATCTGGCAGCGGGTCGCCGGCGTTAATGCGCTTGCTGGTGCGCTTGTCGATAAAGGGCGCAATCACGATTGCTTCCATTGTCTCACCTCACTGTTTTAAGGGCCCGCAGCACAACAGCGAGCGTGTCGAATATTTGCCACCTGCCGTAGTTTTAGCCAGGGTGGCGCCAGCCCAAGTTCCCGATCAACGGCTTTCGCTTCCGGCGGGAAAAGGAGTTAACCCGCCAGACTTGGCGGCCCTAAAGGGCCTTTATTCGCTAAACCGACCTTCGCCGCGGATCACCACGCCCTCAATATCCACAGGAGGGGACCCGGGCGGCGTGATCGTGGCCGATACGTGGGTGTAAGGCACGCCGCCTTCGGTCTCGCCAAGATCGACGGCGAAGGCCTGGGCGATGGCCTGGCTATCGCCGGTCGCAGCAGTGCCCAGGTTGGCCGGGCTGTCGCCGTTGGCATTGATGGCCTTGCGCAGCTGCACCGTGACTTCGCCGGGGGGCGAGGTTACGGCGACGGTGCCAACCGCGATCACCTGCCGGTAAAGCTCCATCGGCACCCAGGTGGTGAGCAGCGAAAAAGCCAGTCGTTCATTCAATTTGTTGTTCATTTCGTTTCTCCAGTGTCATGAGGGCCCGGTGGCACTCGTGGAAATAATGGGCGCCCGATAGACGGCGCGCCCATGGTACCCATTACCTATCAGCCGGCCGGTGCGTCGAGCACCACGAACGGGCTGACCTCGTAGCCACCCTCCTGCTTGAACGGGGCAGTCAGCCAGGGCTGGCCGTCGACGTTCCAGAAGATTTTGACCACCGTCTTGTTCTCGGTGAACTTGACGTGCGGGCTGGCAGCGACGAACGGCCCACTGCCATCCTTGATCAGGTAGTGGGACAGGTCGGTCAACACGAGATCGCCCTTGGTACCCAGCTGCGGGCTGCGCTCATTCCAGAGGATGGGGTAGCCGCCCAGCAGTTGGTTGCCGGCGTTGTCGCGCAGGTCCGGGTTCCAGACCAGGGCACCGTCGCCGGTCGGAGGCGATCCGATGTCGTTGCGCAGGTTCTGCATCTGCGGCAGCACTGATTGCGAGGCCAACCACACCGGAGAACCGCCGCGCATCAGGATGCGGGCCGTCATGCTGTTCATGTCAGCACGGGTGATCTGGTTGGAAGTCGCACGGTTGACCGCGTATGCAGCGCCGCTGTTGATCAAGCCCAGAGGCTTGCCGATGCCGTTGCCGGACAGGAAGGCAAAGTCCTCGGCTGAGATCACCGCACCGCGCAGCAGGCGCTCGATGAGGGCGCTGGAAGCCGCCCAGTTGCGCAGCAGCTTGTCGGTGAGCACGACATGGCCGGCCACCTCTTGCGGCTCGAGTTTGATCTCGCGCAGCGTGGCGTCGGATTCCGGCTTCGCGGCGCCCTCGCCAATCCAGGTAACCGTGACGCCGCCATAGACGTTGTCAGGGTTGGTTCCGTCCTGGTTGAGCGCAGGCATGGTAATGGCCGAATCCGGCGGGGTGCCGGCCGGGATTACCATGGCGCGGGGCCGAATGCGGGCCTCTTGCGGGCTGACTTCCATCAGTGTCGCGCGGAACTGCGTGGGCACCGCAAAGCCACCGGCGCTGCCGGTATCCATGCGCTGTTCGGCACGCATGCCGCCTTCGCTGGGGGCACCAGCGTTCTCATCGTAAAGGGTAGCCAGGCGCTGGTCGTTCGGGTTGCGAACCACCGTGGCCAGGAACTCCCCGATGCTCTCAAATTCCCGCGCAGCTTCGGGCCCGGGCGGACGTGCGCCGGGTGCGCCTGGGACGTTGCCTGCAGCGACAGCGGGGGCCGCCTGCTGCAGGTGGGCCTCGGTGGCCTCCAGTTTTTCACGGCGCTTGATGCTGGCGTTCAGGTCGGTGACCTGCGCTTCCAGACCATCGTACTCGGTGGTTTCTTCCGCGGTCAGATCACGGTTTTCCTGTTCCGCCGCTTCGATGAGGGCGCGCATTTGCGCGACCAGTTTTGCGCGCTTCTCGCGCATGGCTTGCAAGGTCATAGTGTCACCTCATTACTTGCTGTACAAACAAGACGCGGCGGAACCGCGTCACCTATTTCGGCATCACTGCCGGAAATCTTGCTCCAACATGGCCAGCGCTCTGCGCCGACGCCCTGGAGCCAGGGCGCGGGCACCTGCTGATGGCGCTTGCAGGCCATAGGCCTCCAGCGTCTCTCGCAGGGTGCGCACGCCATCGATCATGCCAGATGCCTTGGCGGCGCTGCTGGTCAGCACTCTGCCCTGGCCGAAGGCCTCGCCGCGAACATCACCAACAGATACTCGGGCCCCCTCGCGGCCGCGAGCAACGCCTTCTGTGAATTGTTTATAGGCGTCATCAACCAGGCTCTGATAGTGCGCCTGCGCTTCTTCGGATAACGGCTGATAAGGATTGCCTTCGACTTTGTGTTCGCCGGCAGAAATGAAGGTGGGGGCAACGCCGGCTTCCTCGAGCGCCTTGGAATAGTCGACGTGGAGCATAAAAACGCCGACCGAGCCCACCATGGCCGACGGCGCCGCGACGATCTCATCAGCGGCTGAGGCCAGCCAGTAGGCGGCGGATGCCATCAGGTGTTCGGCAACGGCGATGATCGGCGTATCGCCGCGCAGCTCCATCAGCTGCTCAAAACCCTCGGGCACGCCGCTAATGCTGCCGCCCGGCGAATCGTAAACCTGCACCACGGCCTTGACGTTCGGATCCTGCACGGCGGCCCGGGTCATGGCGACGATGGTATCCACCGAGGTCGCAAAGCCATAGGCCTCCCAGATATTGGCGCGCGGAACGATGACGCCGCGCACCGGCACTACCGCAATGGCGCCCTGGCGCTTGGCGATGGCGGTCTGGCGGCGGCGCTCAACGGCGGCCTGGATCTCGCCTTCGTCCATCGCGGCGGGTTCGCCATCAAACAAACTATGGGTCACGGGGGCAGAGACTCTGTCGATGACACCCTCCCACAGCGCGGCAGGCCCGAAGCCGATCATTTTGATAAGCGTTTTTATATCAATCACTGCTCACCCCCTTGGTCGGGTATTGAATTCGCGGGCACCATGTTCGCCTGCTGCAACGGTTGGTCCAGGCCATCCACCGGCGGCAGGTCTTCTTTCTCGCGGGCCTCGCTGCGCAGCAGCCAGCCGTCTGTGATGCCGCCTTTGTAAAACTCCGCCCGGGACTTCATGTCGCCACGCAGCAGGGCATTCATGTTGAATTTGACAAAGTAGCCCTGGGCGCGCTCGGCCTCAGAAAAGCACTTCCAGTTCAGTTCCTGTTCCCAGGCTTCAGTCCAGGGCTGCAGGGTGTGAACGATAAAGGCGATCATCATCTGCTCAAGCCCGGACCCCCAACTGGTGTCCCGCTCGTTAGATTGAAGCAGGAAAAGGGGCACGTTGTAAATACGCGCAATCTCGGCGATCTGAAATTCCCGGGTTGCCAGGAATTGCGCATCGTCGGGTGGGATAGTCGTGCTGATGTATTTCATGCCCTCTTCGAGCACTTTGACCCGGTGGGCATTGTCAAGGCCACCCTGCTCTTCCATGGAGGTCTGGATATTGCCGACAGCCTTGTCGCCCAGCTTGCCAGGGTGCTGCAGGAAGCCGCCGCTGCGGGCATCGTTGGCGAAGAACTTCTCGCCGAACTGTTCCGCCGCCAGGGCCAGGCCGACCGCCTCGCGCGCCAGGTGGATCTGCGACAGGCCGCAGTAGCCGTCCAGCGACAGATCCATCAGGTGCAACACGTTGGCATCCGGCAGGTTAAACGATTTGCTGTCGATGGTGGTGCGGTACCGGAGCTCGTCGCCGACGCGCTCCACTGTGGTGTTCCATGGCAGCAGCGGCCAGAGGCCAACCACATCGCCGCGGTTGTTGCGCTGGATCTCGATGTAGCCGTTGCCCCACAGCAGCGCGTGCGCCTGCCCGGTCTTTTTCATGGTGCGGGCGTTCATGTAGGGGTTCGGGCGCCGGCGCAGGATGTTGTTCAGGGCGTGCTTGGAATCCTCCACCGCGGTGTCGCGATCGCCGCGCTTGAACACCTGGATGGGGAACATGCCGATGGGGTTGCTGATGCGGTTGATGCAGGCATAGACCACCGGCAGGTTGAGCGCGCCGAATTCGGTGACGTTGACGCCAGACTTTGATCGGCCACCGATGGCGCGAACGATCCAGTGATTGGGGTCAGAAACCGACTGCGAGGGGCCGAATGCGGCCTGGGGTTGGGGCTGAAACAGGTTTACCAGAACACCCATCAGCCAGCCCTCGCCATGAGAATAGCGGCGGTAATGGCAACGATGCCGCCGACAATGGGGCCGGCCGGTGGGTAAATTAGCCAGCAGCCATAGATCAGCGAGCCGGCACCGGCCGCGCCCAGAAGATCAATGCCGAGGCCCGCCCAGCGTGGAGGGCGCTCGTGGTTTTCTGTGCTGTCCACTTTCACACCGACAGTAATCCGCGTGTTTCGTACACCGATGGGCCCTCAATTTCTGCCGCCATACTAACACCAAACCCCATAATGGTTGCAACTACCCCGTCAATCCGCTCTGTTGACTTGTCTTTCGCAGGCTTGATATTGCCGGCCGGGTCGGTATCGATGGCGACGTTACCCGCGCACCAGCGCAGCACCGGGTGGCCGCCGTGATCCACTCGCCGGTCAAGCACCACGCGCTCCAGCTCTTTGGTCGGCGCCGACATGGATGCATAGCCCTGGCCGAACAGCACGGCGTTCAGGCCCTGGTCGCGGATCTCGGTCGCGATCTGCGTGGCGTTCCAGCGGTCAATGGCGACTGCGTTGCAGCCGAATATCTCGGCGTCCTTGTACAGTTGGTGCTTGACGTAGGCGTAGTCGACCACGTTGCCGGGCGTGGCGGTCATGGCGCCCATCTTCACCCACTGGTCGTAGGGCACCTTGTCACGCCGGGCGCGCTCCATGATGCGGGCCTCGGGAATGAAAAACCGTGGCACGATGATCCAGCGGCCGCCCTCTTCCTCGGGCGGGAAAGTCCAGACCAGGGCGGTGAGGTCGGTGGTGGATGAGAGATCCAGCCCTGCCGTCCCACGCATGCCGCGCGCCAGTTCGGGCAGCTCGCGCCAGCGGTCGTTGCGTTGCCAAACCGGGCGCCTATCGGCGGTCTCGTTAGCAGCAGCAATCAGCGCATGGCCGCATTCGTCCCAGGTGTCCATCGGCAGCCAGCGCACAGCCTGCTCGGTCCACAGGTTGAGGTGGTAGCGTTTGAAGTCGTTCTCGAGGCGCGGCAGCTCGCGCGCCTTCTTCGCCTCGGCCCGCAGGTATTCCAGCTTGACGGATACGCCCAGGTTGGGGTTGGCCTTGCGCCAGGTGGCCTCGTCCTGCCAGTCGTCATCCGGATCCGCGGCATAAACCACCACCAGGCGCTCCGGATCATCCATTTCGCCAGCCAGCTGCTTCTGGTCGTCCTGCCAAACCTCCCAACCGTAGCCCTTGCGCTCGCCGGCGGTTGAGATCAGAAATTCCAGCGGCTGCCGGCGGGACGCTGAGGATTGGTGCACGAAGGTATAGAGGCGAGCATCGGGCCACTCGTGGATCTCGTCCCCCACCAGGCCGGACATGTTCAGGCCGTGCTTGCCTTCCGGCGTGCCGCTGAGCGGCTCGAACCGGGCCATCAGCTCCTGGCAGAAGATCGACTTGCGGAAGCAGGTCAGGTACTTGGCCAGCTCTTCCGACCACTGCACCATGATCACGGCCTTGTTGAATACGATGCTGGACTGCTTCTGGTCCTTGGCGATGGCAAACACCTGGCCGCCCTTTTCGCCATCGCCCAACTGCATCAGGATGGCGATACCGGCGGCGAGCTCGGTCTTGCCGTTTTTACGCGGCACCCAGACGTCGCAGCGCCGGTACCGGCGCGTGCCGTCCTCGCGCTTCCAGCCGAACAGCGGGCGGATGATGTCGTGCTCTTCCCAGTGCTCCAGCACAAACGGCTTGCCCGCCCACTCGCCCTCGGTGAATCGCAGATACTTCGGGAAGAACGCGGCCGCCGCGTCGGCGGCTCGCTCATCGTACCAGTAACGGCCGCACTCGGATTTCTGAACCGCCTTGGCCATTTTCTTCAAGTGGTGTGCTTACCCAGCTCGGCAATTTTGTCCGATGCCTCGCGCAGCAACTTGCAGTGCATGGCGACGCCACAGCGCGGGTGGAACCTGAAAAATCCATCATCGCCCTTGCGGAGCACGCCGCAAATGTAGGTGTCGAACGGCCTCCGGTCGCGCTCCACCCACATATCGAACTCGGCATCGCGCTGCCGGAATTCGACCTCACGTTTGTTTGTGTTCATATATCCTGCTCAGTGAACCAGCAGCCCCACCGGGGTGGTGACCTCGGGCGCCTGATCGCCGCCACCTTGCGGTGGGTTGTCTTCGGGTGGCTCGTCGAACAGGCCGGTCATCGCCGGCGGCACTGCGGCCAGGCCACGCACGATGTTCTGACGCGCCACGGGGTTCAGGCCCAGGCGATCCTCGAGCGACTGCAGCACGCGCTCCAGGTCCAGTTGGTCTTTGAACATCGGGTGCCGGCGCAGCATCTCGCCGTGGTTCGATTCGGTCTTGTACCAGGTGGCCTTGCCCTCGAGCGTTTCCTTGCACAGGATCCAGCGGTGCACGTAGTGCGCCCAGCGGGCGTAGGCGGTCAGGTCGGGCTTGCGCGCGATGCGGCGCAGCACGTAGTCATCGACAATGCGGCGGAACAGTTCACGCTCGCGCGGGTGCACCAAGAATTCCGGCGCGTCCACCTTCTGAAGTTGCGGCGGATGCTGCTCAGTATTGCCCTGCTCAGGGCCCTGCAATTTACGGCGCCCAGGGTTACCCTTGGCCGCCTTCATTTCATCGGATTGTGCTTTTCTGCCTCGTGCCATGACTTGGTACCTCGATGGCTAACGTGTTCCACGTGGAACATTTGGGGCAATACTATCACGATGCGGCGGTTATTGTCGCGGCACTGCGCCCGGCCTCGATCTCTGCGAAGGTGCGCCCATCGCCTTCCAGGGTTGCCTGCTCGCCGGTGAACTCCTGCCAGCGGCGGATGGCGACGTCGATATAGGTCGGGCTGAGCTCCAGCGCGTAGCAGCAGCGGCCCGTCATCTCCGCCGCGATGATGGTGGTACCGGATCCGGAGAACGGCTCGTAGACCGCCTGGCCGGGGCTGCTGTTGTTCTCGATGGGGCGTCGCATGGCCTCGACGGGCTTCTGCGTGGAATGTCCCGTCTCAGACCGTTGTGGCTTGGCGATTTCCCAAATGGTCGTCTGCTTTCTGTCCCCAACCCAATGGCCCTTTCGCCCTTTCCTGACAGCGTACCAGCAAGGTTCATGCATCCAGTGATAATCACCGCGGCCTATGGCGAAATTCGATTTAGACCAGATGATCTGTGTTCGAATTTGGAAACCGGAAGCAATAAGGCTTTCAAATACGGACGGTGAATTTAATCCAGCGTGCCAGACATAGGCAACATCGCCTTTGAACAGCGCCCACGCCTCACGCCAATCAGATCTATCGTCATTCTCCACCTTGCCGACTGCCAATCCACCGACAAGTGTTCCATCGGCGCGATGCACTCTGTTCCTCCAGCCGGCATCATACTCCACACCATACGGGGGATCGGTGACCATCAGGTGTGGCTTCACCCCAGCCAGCAGGCGTTCCACGTTTGCCGCGTCGGTCGAGTCACCACACATCAGTCGGTGCTTGCCGAGGCACCATATCTCGCCGGCCGCAGCGACCACCTCGGCCTGGGGCTCCGGCACATCGTCTGGATCCGTGTTGCCGGCATTGGGTGGATCCAGGAATGGCAGCAGCTCGAGCTCGTCGAAGCCCAGCAGCGGCATGTCAAAGCCCTCATCGTTGAGGGCCTGCAGCTCGGTACCGAGCAAATCCTTGTCCCATCCGGCGTTAAGTGCCAGGCGATTGTCCGCCAGCACGTAGGCTCGGCGCTTCGATTCTGACCACCCGCGCGCAACCATTACGGGCACTTCCTGCAGGCCCAGCTTGCGGGCGGCCAGTATGCGGCCGTGGCCGGCGATGATCATGCCTGCCTCATCGACCAGGACGGGGATCGTCCACCCCCACTCCCGGATGGACGCAGCCAGCTGGTCGACCTGCGCATCGCTGTGCGTGCGCGCGTTCTGGGCGTATGGCAACAGCGCGTCGACGGCCCGACGCTCAACCCGATCTGCCGGCCACTCCATGGCCTTACCTTCCATGAGCGGTGCGTGCGTGAAGTGCAGAGAGTGCGCACCGTGGCCAGGATGCGCTGGCGGCCAAAACGGTGGAGCTCGCGGACCAAGCGGAGAGCCACTCCGGGGATGCCCCCCGTGCGGGTTGGCGGTGCGTGAGCTGGTTAATGGTCATGGCTAAGTCATTCATCAAAAAAAAGTTTCCGGAATTCTGCGAAAAAAAAAGCGTAGG